CAGTGAGTCACGCTCGGATTTTCTGAACCAGGTTGTTTCGCATTCGTCCTCCTATGTGACGGTTCAAGAATGGGATCGCGCTTACCAGCATGTGGACGTTGACGGTGTGAAGAGTATTGCCCTCGGATTCGACGGGTCTATCGGTAGGGCACATGGGCTGGCTGACTCTACCGCCCTGGTGGCGATCTCCCTGGACACGGCACACCCGATTGTTTTCCCGCTGGGAGTCTGGGAGCAACCGCGCGATGTGCGAGGCTGGGTGCCGCCCCGTGAAGAGATCGTCAACTGTATCGATAGGGCATTCCAAAAATATGATGTGAAAGCCTTTTTCGCTGACCCCCACGGCTGGGAGGAAACACTCATCAACATCGGTAACCGCTATTCGAAGCAGCTAAAGGTGAAGGCATCCAGTAGTAGCCCGGTTCTGTTTGCCACGTGGAAGACGCGTGTGTTGGCCGCGAATTTGGAGGAAATGCACGGGGCGATTACCCGTGGTGAGCTATTCCAGAACGGTAACGAGACCTTGCGTGAGCACATGATGAATACGATGAGGAAGCCAACCAGGGACGGTTATTTGCTGGATAAACCCCATCCAGACAGGAAAATCGACTGCGTATACGCCATGCTGCTCGCTTTTATCGCCCGCAAATACTTGTTGACGCACAATATTGAGCTTTCGCAGAGGAAAGCGAGAAAGGGTAGTTATGTATCCCTACCGGACTAACCAAATGGGCGAACTGCGTGCCATCGTGGACGACCAGGACGCTGATCTGATTGAGCATCTTGTCGCTGACATGGTGGCTGATTCTGGCCGCCTGCACACTGTGAGCGCTTACTATGAGGGAACCTACCGGCCTAAAGGCTTGAATGTGAGTATCCCGAAAAAGCTGATGCACCTGATTAACTCTGGTCTCGGATGGGGGAAAATCATTGTTGATACCCTGGCTGAGCGGTTGGTTATTTATGATGTGCAGGGGGTGGATTTGGAGGGTGTTATTCCGTTTGAGCGGTTGCGGAATGTGGCTGTGAGGTTGCATACGGAGATTTTGCGCTACGGGCGCGCCTATCTTTTGGTTAGTGCTCATCCTGAGACCGGTAAACCCGTCCTAACAGTACGCACACCCCTTAACACGGCTGCCCTGGTAGACCAGTCCACCGGGCGGGTCACTCACGGTGTGAGTATTGAGCAGGACTATAAGGGCACCGAGTACGCGTCTGTTTACCTGCCTGGCAAGGTTGTCGCGTTGGAGCGGGAAAAGACCGGTGAACACTTCCACATCGTGGACACGATGGACAGCACGGTTATGCCGCTGATCGCATTCTCGAATGTGGGGGATGTGTCAGAAATCAGCCCGTCGATTCAGTCATTGATGGATATGGCATCGACCAGCCTTGTCTACGCGAAACTGAATGAAGAGTTCTTTAGCTTTCCGCAACGCTATGTGCTGGGGGTCGATGAGGACACGTTCCGTGACGCTAATACTGGTGAGCCGATCTCGAAGTGGAAAGCCCGCATAGATTCACTGTTTATTCTGGAGCGGTCGGAGTCTGGTAATAATCCTGAGGTGGGGGAGTTTAAGACTAACCTCTCGGATGGTTATATGCGGATGGTGGAGTATCTCTCCAGTCAGGTTGCGGCTGAGGCTGGGTTACCTGCCACCTATTTTGGGATTAGCACTCAGCAAGCCCTCTCAGCTGAAGCTATTGAGAAAATGGAGAATCGGCTGGTACGTAAAGCATTGACGCGCCGTGATCTCTGGTCTATCCCGTGGGCTTACACTATTGAGACTATTGCGAAACTGGCTGGTGTCACCCCGTCTGAACAGATCAGTGTGATGTGGGGGTCGCCTCGTAACCCCTCCTTGGGTGCTACGGCGGATGCTGTGGTGAAACTGGTGGGTGCTGGAGTATTGCCGGCTACCTCTAGCGCTGTCCTGCAGTTACTCAACATTGATACTGAACTGCAGGGTGAACTGCGTACGGAGCAGCAGGCCGCGTCCGCAATGTCGAATCTAGATCGTGTCCTCGGGGCACTCAACGAAGGCGAATAATGTTCACCCCGGACGATGTATGGGATAACCCCGCCATTGCCCAATATAAACGGCGAATGGAGGGGGTAGAACGATTCCTCAAGAAAACAACCAGGAAACCAGTGTGGGGGAAACTAGAGACGGTTGATGATGTGCTGGAGGTTGCGGAACCGATCATCCGCGCCGGGGTGGACACTAACGTCCTGGTTGATTCAGCAACATTGGGGGAAATGTATGGTCTGAATTATCCCACTACGGTGCCACAGGACGTGTACAATCGGGGGGTTGACAAGGCGGTTAGGGATTCTCGGCATTTCCTCGATGAGGATAATAAGCAGGCGTTTGTTGAGGCTGTGATCGAGGATTCGGTGCATAATGTGTCTGCTCGTGTCCGCTGGCAGACGCTTAACGCTAACCGGAGGAAGATTTTCCGTTATAGGCAGTCGCAGTTTCTTATTGTCCCGTCTATTGATGCCTGCGAGTTTTGCCGAACGTGCTCTGAGCAGTTGCTGCATAATCCTCGATGGTCTGGGCATGTGCATTGTCATTGTAAGACTTTGCCGTTGCTTATTGATTCTTAAATGAATCCTGAGTGTTTCTTAATTTAGTGTGTGATTTATTGTAGAATTAGTCTAGAAGTGGATGTTTTCACAGAAGGCGACCTGCGGTAATAATGGCTAAGTCGGGAAACAGCGGTATCAAGCATGACAAGGATTCTCAGTTTTCTCAGGAATTCGAGAGTGGGGCAGCTGGCGAGGTTGGCGGTTGCGAGAATCCGAAAGTTGATTCCTCCGTTGCGGATGTCTCCGGAGGACAAGACGACGGTTGCGGTGGGGGTGACGCTGGCTCATTTGGTGAAGCGCGGTCTGGAGATTCTAGCCGTAACGGTGACCGTGTTGACGGTGGCGGCGATGCTGATCAGTCTAGCAGCAATGGCAGTGGCAGCCGTGATGGCGATTCGTCTACTGCTCATGCCTCTGCGGATCTTCCTGGCAGTGCAGGTGTTGGTGGCGTTGAATTCGGTTCTGACGCTGCCTCTTCAGGCGTTCCTGTTCTACCTCCTGATGCTGCTGCGGATAGAAGCGATAACCGACGAAATAATACTCAGCTTGACGTACATCGTGGGAGCAGTAATGACGATGCTGCTGCCGTTCTACCACCTATACGGCCTGGTAGCGATACTGCTTCTCCCATGGTTAATTGCTCAGACGACCAAACAAATAGCCCTGTGGGATATGGTTCTTCGTCTGCGGATCGTGACCATTCCAGTGAAGATGCTGATCCCCGTAGTATCGATTCCCGTGGCACTGGCGCGCATTCAGTTCTGGACGATCATAGTGATAATAATAGCGCTGATCTAATTACTCGATCTATTGGTGAGTCTTCTGTAACTGATTGGGAGTCACGGTATAAGCGGCTTCTCGTAGCTAATGAAGAGCACGTACCCCTGGAGCTGTTGCCTGATTCTCGTAATGAGAGTGTGTTGCGTGACTACGCACGACGGTTACGCATGTTTGCTGAGGAATCCCACACCGGGGGACATGTTGACAGGGTGCAGCAGGCAGCCTCAACGCCCTCCTATCGTTCCGCAAATGATATGGCTAACAATCTTTTTAAGCTTTTGCGGAGCGGATAACTAAGACTTACCAGCGTTTAGAAAAAACAAATTACGAAAGGTACTAACAATGGCTGACACGATTACTCCCACCACCTCACGGCATGTTGAGCCGGATGTGAATATGCAGGATCTGCTCAAACTGGGCAGCTCCTACGGAACCAATAGCGTTCTACCACTCTTCGCAATGGTCAATGAGGCACAGCAGCGCACCTCAGTGTTGCAGCGGATTTCCCCCAATTACCCCCTCACTCTAGGCGACAACTTCATTATGGATTCCATCGAGTCCACCGCCTATGTTGTCGGCGAAAACAACTGCAAGATTGCTTCCCCAGGCCAGGAATTGGGTGGCCGTTCTATCCGTCCGTTCAAGATCGCGGCTGGTATCCAGTACAGCATGGAGGATGAGTTGCGGGGCGGCGAAATGCTCATGCAGAATATCGTCACCTCGCTGGCTTCCTCCATTGCTAAGCAAATCGATATGGCCGGTATCCTCGGTCGCCAATTGTCTAGCGGTGAAGTCCTGGAGAACAGTAACGTCCAGTCGATTGCCCAGCACTCCACCCGCCTGAACGTCTCTGAAAAGACCCCGGCGGATGAGACCCTTTTCGAGGCAGCTGAAATCGTCACCGGCAACGGCTTTACCCCTAATGGTCTGATTGCTACCCCGGATCTGCAGGCGGCGTTGCTTGGCCAGCGTGATAAGAACGGTCAGCGCATCTACGGTGACGGTACCGTTCTCGGAGGCAATTTCGGCTCCATTATTGGCCTTCCCCAAACCATTGTCACCAGCAACTTTACTGGTAATGGTATTGATGGCGGGGATATTAACCCGGATCATGTGATCGGCATTGTTGGCGACTTTAGCCAGATTGTTTTCGGCACGGTCGATATTGATGGCTGGTCGTACCGCCGTTTCGATTGTGGCGACCCATTCGGCATGGGCTATGACTTGGCACTGCGTAACCAGGTTGCGCTGCGTCTAGAAACCGTTGTGGGCGTGGGTGTTATCAATGATGGTGCCTTTGTGACTATTGCTGCGCCTGGTACCCCGGTTAATCCGCCTAAGCAGACTAATAAGCGGGCACTCTAGGCGGTAACCGATGCTACTGCACTTGTACAGTCTGAAGCGGGTCGCATCGATGACCCTAGGGGACACATGTAATTGTGATAATGAGGAGTCACTTCATGAGGCTAAGAAACGGCTCATGCCCTACCTTGACCGGGTAGTGGCGGAGGCTGAGACTGTCGCCCCGTGTTTAGCGAGTATCCCTTCATTGTCTAAGTCTCAGCGTGTGTTGGCCTCGGGGATTATCGAGGATGCGGCGATTCGACTGTATAAGCGAGACAGTATGGTGGCGTCCAATGCGGCGGCTGTGCAGTCACAGACAGTGGGGGAGTATACCGTTTCGTTTGATGCGGCTAGGCCTCTGCTGGGTTTCTCGTCGTCTGGCAGCGTGTTCAACGCGGGTGAGAGGAAGCAACTACGCAGGCTGTGTGGTGGCTGTTCCTCGAATGCTTACACGGTGTCAATGATTGGGGACGGTGGCTGCGATGAGGGCTGCACTAGGTGTAGGGAGTGCCCATGATATTCCCTGTTACTTATCCGGCGGTGCTGGCTAGGCGGCGTTACGTGGGGGCTGATTGCCACGGCAATGACCTTTATGAGACGTCTAGAGAGAAGATCTGTTTGATGGGTGTTACCCAAACCTGCTCCGAAAGGGAGGATACGGACGGTAACACCTACACCAGTACTGTGAAGCTCTATCTCCCAGCCTGCGTCAAGGATATTAAACCCTACGATGTCATCACTGTGGATGGTGAGACAGTGTTCACGATTCGTGAATACCCGAAACAGTACAGGTCACCATGGCCGTCACTGCCACTGGGTGAAGCCCCCGGGCAAGTCGTCTACGGGGTGAGGAAAACAACATGAGTTTTATGGAACTTGAGCGCATGGTGTTCAACTCAGCTGCGTACAGGGAGATTCTCTGCTCGGACGGTATGCGGAATCTAGTGGAGGACGCTACCGGCATGATGGCTGCTGAGGTAGGTGAGTCAGCCCCCTACTACACGCAGAATCCGATTCTGCAGGGTGGTGGGCAGCGTCAACGCTGGAGGCAGTCTATTAACGCTACTGGTAAGGATGGCATGTGGGCGGAGTCTAAGGCGGCTCTCCTGCGTGCTATGGAGACGATGGCAGCAGGTGGTGGACAGTGACCGAGCGCAGTCTAGGCAGAATCTCTGTTACTCCTGTTGATGTTGAATCCATCCTTGTCGAGTATCTGCGTGACACGCTCAATATGAAGGTGTCCACCAGGTACCCGAAAGACATCACACCGGAGAATGTGGAGCCATTCATCGTGCTGTCGACGGTGAGTTCCACCATTAAGAATGTGGTGGTGCAGCGGACGATTTTGCACGTTGATTGTTTCGCAGGTTCTACCGTGGATGCTTTCGATTTGGCGGCGAAAACGGCTGCTTTGCTCACCTCCTATAACCGTGTTCACTGCAGGATTGAGCAGGAGCCGATACCGGTGGGCAGGACGATTGACACCACCTGTGCGTGTTGTGCTCTGCAAGTAGCAGTGACGGTTAAGGCTCGCACCACTGAGTTTCAGCGATCAACAGATTTAGTTAGTTAGGAATTAGAACAATGCCATTGAAAACCAATATCGACGGGGTGACCGAGTTCCGAGACTCGAAAGGGAATCCCTCAAACATTCTGGTAGCCAATCCCAACACGGGTGGGTGTGCCTGGGTCGCCCCCATGGATTGCGACATGACGTTAGCCGAAATTAAGGCTATGCAGATTCCGGAGAACTTCTCCTGCCTCGGATACATTTCCGAGGATGGCGTGAAGATCACTGAAGATCACAAGGGTGATGATCTGCGTGCGTTTGGCGGGTCTGTTGTCCGTACCATTTTCTCCGATTACACGCTCACCTTGGGCGTGTCTTTCCTTGAGTATTATCGTCCTGAGGTTCAGGCGATTGTGCGTGGGAAAGGCAATGTGAGCTGGGAGGATGACGGAGAAAACCTGGAAATGGTGATTAAACACAATAGCCGTCAACGTTCCCGCTTCCAGTTCATCTTCGACATGATTGACGGTGAACTCGGGGATGATGGGCACGTCCGCCTATGGCTGCCTAACTGCATGGTCACGGACGTCAGTGACACCACATTTAGCCACAGTGACGCTACTGTTATTGAGGCCACCCTAACTGCGTATCCTCATACGTGCTCTGGAGTGAACATGTATGAGATTGATTCTCGTACGAATACTGTTCTTGAGTGCAAGTGCCCTGAACGATAAGAAAGGAACCCCGTGGCCGCTAAGAAAACCCCGGTAAAAAAGACTCACCGCTACGAGTGCAAGCCCGTCGACGGTAACTCCTCCACCTTCACTTTCGTGGGATTAGACGGGACAGAGGTCAAGGTTCCCCGCCTGGCTTTCATCCCTGCCTCACATTTGACGAATTTGGATGTGGAGAATGCGGCGGAAATGCAGAATCTGCTAACTGATATTGCTGGTGAAAAGACTGCTGACTATATCGCCTCGTTGCCGCTGGTGTATATGCAGCAGTTCTTTGAAGCTTGGAATGCTGACAGTGAGGATTTACTGGGAAAATAGGTTTCCTTATGCGGCTGCTGGATGATATGGAGCTGCGTGGGATGCTGACCGCTGACCTATTGGATATCGGTATTCACCTTGAAGAAGTGCCTTATGAGGATTGCAATTGGCCGGAGCTTTGGGCGTTCGTGGCGTATTCTCAGCCCCGGCATCGCATCTTCAGTAAGGTGCACACGAGTTGTGAGGATTGGCAGGGGGCAATGATGTGGACTAGTCCGATGATGACGAATCAACTGCTTTCTGCCATTCTTCATTCCTCCCTGGTCTCTCTGTGGGCTAAGGGCGGGGGTAAAGGGGCTAAGCCTAAGCCGATTGAGACTCCGTTTAGCGGCAAGAATACGGGCGGTCGGGCTGTTAAAGGCCGCGTGATGAGTGGCACTGATCTTATGAAGGCCTTGTATCCCGGGATGGAGGTTGAATAATGGCTAACGTGACAAGCAAGGATATTGGTCTTGCTTTTGTGAAGATTCAGCCTTCTATGGAGGGTTTCGCGCCGGCGTTGAAGCGTAGCGTTGGTGAGGCGCTGGGTGAGGTTAACGAGTCGGCTGGTGAGCACGGTGAAGGCCTAGCCAAAGAATATGGTGCTAGTGCCGAAAAGGCGATGCCAGGCACCCTCGCCGCTGTCGGCGCCAAGATGAAAGCCTCCCTCGGAGAGACACTCAAAGACGTAGCACATTCAGCCGGAATTCTGGGTGCTGGTGCCATGATCGCTGAGACTGTGGGGGAGGGGTTGAAAGGCGCGGTAGAGCGCTACAAGGAACGTAACCTTTTTGAACTCCAGTTAAAGGGGATGGGGTATTCCAAGGCTAATGTGCAGCGAGTCGCTGATACTGTTCTGGATTCTGTGCGCGGTACACAGTTCAAAATCCAGGATGCCATGAAGGTGAGTAACCAATACCTCATGTCTGGTGGCGCTGTATCCGGGCTGGAACGGTATATGAGTGTTGTCAAGAATATGGCGACGTCTGCTAACCGGTCTATCGAGGATATTGGTGATGCTCTGATCTCTGCTAACGCTAGTGGAGCGATGACGGGCGATACGATGGAGCGCCTGCAGGAACGCGGTATCGCAGCCAGGCAGGTTATCGCACAGCATTTCAATATGAGTCTTGATGAGGTTGATAAGGCTGTACGCGCTCGGACGATCAGTTTTGACCAGTTCCTTGAGGCGATGGCGTCTGACCCTAAGTATGCAAATATTGCTAACACGGTTGGCGGCTCCTTTGAGGCGAATATAGGCAACATTAAGTCTCGCTTGGCTGAGCTTCTCGAAAATGTGATTAGCCCGATGTTGGATTGGGTGTCGGCTAAAATGCCGATGATTCTTAACCAGTTGAGTAGCGTCAATAAGGGCGTTGAATCGCATCGTGAGCAGCTGCAAATTATTGTGCACCTGTTGGCCTTTATGGCTGCTATGAAGCCGTTTAACAAGCTTATGGGGCAGGCTTGGGCGTTTACTAAGTCACTGAATGAGGTACGTAAGAGAACGCTTGAGCAGATCGAGGCATCCTCTATCCTCCGATACCGTAACGGCGTGCTGGCTAAGTCATTCCAGATTGTCGCATTCACAGCTAATACTGTGGGTAAGGCAATGTGGGGGGTAGTGAAGTCAGTCGGCCCGCTATTAATCTTTGATGTGCTCACGCGGCTGGTTGTGGAGTTGGATAAACGTTTCCACTTCCTCGGCAAGGTATCAAAGTGGGTAGCTGACCGTATCTCAGACGTTGTTAATGTTGTTGTAGAGCTTGTCGAGTGGTTGCAAAAACTCATCGATAAGTTCAATAACTGGCTCTATGTCAAGAGTCACGGGAAGCACGGCTACAAGGGGTCTAAGCTTTACAAGCCGCAGCGTTCCAGTTCTAGGAAGGCATCTACGGCTGAGCCGACTTTCCAGGGTCACCAACCGGAGAGTTACACGCCTGCGTCAATGCCTGTTTCAGGTGTGGAAGAAAAAGCAGCTTCTGCGAGTAAGGCTGCTACAAAGTCGGCTGAAAAGTCCCAGAAGTATACTGAGGAGGCCGCTAAGAAAAAACAGAAAGAAGCAGGGAAAGCTAACCGTGAAGCCGAAAAGGAACGAGAGCGCGCTGAAAAGGCCGAACAGGAGGCTGAAGAAGAACAGAAAAAGCGAGAAAAAGAACAGTATGAGCAGGTAGACAAGTACGCCAATAAGTCGTTGGATGCGGTGCAGTTTGCCTCCCAACAGGCCTCCACATTGGCACAGCCGTTTATCACGTCTAAGGGCGGTAAGGCTCTCGCACAGTCACTGTCGACACAGGTGAGCGGCATGTTTGGTATGGCTCACTCTGCCATGAATCTGGCGAAACTGTATGAGGATCCGGCTGGCTACATTATGGATTTGGCTAACGCTGGCTGGCAGATGGTGACGCAACGCGCTAATGCGGCTGTGCAGGCTTTCGGCGGCGGCGTATCCGAGGTGAATAAGGCCGGGTACAACCTGGCTAAAGACGCTCTGCACGTGGATGAGCTTGAAACACTCGGGCTGGCAGACAAAGTCGTGTCCTCGTTGCCTGACGCGGGTCAGATTGTGACTGCTGTGGGGAATGTGGGATCAGCGTACAGTGACCGTTTCACCAGCTCTGACATGTTCCAGAAATCCGCTAAGGCAATGCTTAGGCCAATCGTTGTCAATGGTTACTCCAGTAACGACGTTGCAGACAAGATTGATCAACAGCAGCGGCGGATGAATGCACAGTATGCAGGGGTGATGGCGTAATGGCGCGCGGTATTGAAATCATTCTGGTTGGAGCGGATGACAGTGTGTATCGTATCTACCGTTCGTTGCCCTTGTACCCGGATTCCCCTAAGGAAACTAAGTGCAGTTTCCACGTTGATCTAGCTGAAAGCCCTGTGGGTTTCCTTATGCCGCCTATGACAGGCATTGTGGAGGATAAGCAGTCGTCGTATCAGTTGGAGCGGTGTATTCAGCGTGTTGAGGTGGGGAAGCGGAAGCTCACTCTGCAGTTGAATGTGTTGCCTGAATGCGATGATGTGGCATTTTTTGATGTGAAGCAGAAGCTGGAGCGGGCGTTTACTTTCCAGACTGATAAGAATGACCCAGACTCGCATCTAGCGCGCCTGATTGTGCGATCGGGTGATACTGATAAGCCTGAGGAACTTCAGTCCCGCTATATCGAGGTTTCGTTAGAGAAGCCGGTTGAGTGGAGTGAAAAGGTTGATCATGTGAACTCGGATGGCTGGGTAGCTGTCGTGTCACTCTACGGTTCACCATTCTGGATGGAGACTAAGCCACGCACCGCCTATGCCCTGTCTGCACAGTTTGAGAAAAAGAATGCCCGGCTAACAGTGATTGTGGAGAACCCCGGTGATGTGTCGGTACCTCTCACATGGACATTCGAGGGGATTAAAGGCAAAGGCGCGGGGGCATCCTATTCTATCCCGGATGTGAAGCTGATCGGCGGTAGGTTTAACCGCGTTATTGACACTAGGCAGCGCTTGTTGACTACTCCTATGGTGCGTAACGATGAGAGTGTGGAGGTTTCCTCTGATAGGGATCGGCCTCCGATCATGTCGAGCAAGGGCAGAGAACGGTCTAGGGAGTTGCTCACGTTGAGCCATGGTACCTACCTGCGTAACAAGCTCCCAGAGTACACACAAGAAATCCCCTTGGGTGTGTCCTACCAGAAAAGCGGGGGGCTTAACATTCCACCGAAAACCATTAAATGCGAGTGGACTCCGATGTATTACGGGGCATGGTAATGACGATTCAAGACCAGCTACGCGAGCTTAAAGACCTCCAATCAACGCCACCCACAATACGGTTGTGGAACGGGAATATGGAGTTCATTTGCGGCGTCGACGATGATGTGAAGACCCAATTCGACTACCTGTGCAACGACGCGGGGGTGGGAACGATCACACTGCGGCAAGGCTCCTATGCTTTCTCTGCAGTCTGTGATGAACTGTATTCAGGCCGGTATGAGGCGCTGATCGTGACTGTTGACCCTTATGGGCAGCCTGCTGACTGTCGCTGGTCTGGAATGCTCGACAATTACGAATTGTCTGTCGGTGCTGAGGGCATGACAGAGCTGAAACTCACCTTCCTCAACGACTTCGAATACATTAAACGCACCATCGTCCCCAACCTCTCCGTGCTACCCACTTTCTGGCCGTTCCAGCCGCAAAAGAAGTGGATCGCCGGGCCGTCCTCATGGCTCGTGGCCTTTTGCTGTGGCCTAGGAATGTTTGCCGGGTTCTCCGGTTATTCGAACGTATGGCAACGCTTCAAGACACTGTTCAGCCCTGAACGAGGACACATGAACGCGTATTCGGTGATTGAGGGGCTGACACAGTTCATTTTTAGGGAGCAACGCGACTACTATATTCAAGCCCCTACCTTTATTGAGTCCCTGTCGACGGGTGCCAGGTGGCGTGAAGTGGAGGGCGACTACTCCAGCATTTACGGCATGATTAAGGACATTATCAACTTCGATAATGTTGTGGTGCAGGTGTATCGGCATCTTGAGGGTGATGAGACGATAGACCGTGCCCATGATTTGAAGCACGGCTGCATTGTGGTGAAGGTTGACCGTAAGCTCTTGCCATCTCGGTCGATCCAGATGAACGGTCTGGTCACTGACACGGGTAACGCTGAGGGGTCTGGCCTGGTGTCGAATGTTTTCGGCTCACTCTGGTTTACCGGCCGCGAAATCATTGAAGGCGTGCTAGGGCTTTTCCTGATTCATCCGAATGATGATGTGGTGACGGTGCAACTGTCGCATAACTACACGGGCGCATTCGACGGGTCGCTGGAACGCCTAGGGGATGTGCAAACCTACCCGAGTGTTGTTTTCGAGTCCCACATGGACACTCAAGAAGTGACCGCTCTGAAACTGTCTCGGAGTACCCCTAAAAGCGTGAGTGTCTTTACTAAGGGCAAAGTAGGGAGTGTTTTAAACCTCTTCTATGCCTTCCTGCGGCTCGTTTACGACACCATTGGGCAGTTAGTCTTCCTCATCCCCTTAGGCTCTCTCATCGTTGATCTGATCGAGCCTGTACTGCAGCGGATCAGTAACCCGCGTCCCCGCTGGAATTTTACTGACCGCAAATACTATTACAGCCCGACCCTGTACCCGACCGCCTTTCAACCCTTGGACGGCATGCTATTCGGTGTCCAGCAAGCCAGTAACCGGCGTAAAGCCTACATGGATACCTCCGAGGCGTCCTCCCATGATTTCAACGTGAGTAACAGTCCCTTCGTCCCCTTCTGGCATTTCGGATTGGGCACGTCTGTCGGCTGCGAAATCGTCCTTGAGAGGCGGTCGGAATCTAACCGCCTCATTGACGGGCATTTGTGGCTTGGTAGGGTGTCATCGATCAAGGTGGCGACCCCGGCGAAGGGGAAAAGCATCTACCAGGTCAGCGTGAAAACCGACTCATCTAAGCGCGGTAGGGACTTTAACGCCATGATGGTTAATCAAGTGAATATCATGACTCGCGCTTTGAAGCGTGCCTTGCTGCTCTAAGGAGGAACATTGTTTAACGGTACCCACCAGTCACAGTGCGATATGCAGCATCCGCAGGAAATGATGCTATGGGCGCTTAATTCCCCGATCCCTGAGTTCAACAGTGATGGTTTCCCTGTCTTTGATGAACAGACCGCCCGCATGATTTCCGTGCATCTTTACCAGTGCGGATTTAGGTATATGCCGGGGGAGCAGAACCGCCTGCAGTCTGTCGCGGATGACGGGTCGATCGTGTGGACTGATAATAAGCCGCTGAATCCTGAGAATCATAGGAAAAATATTGAAAACGTTGTGAAGGCTGCTAAACAGCAAGGCAACGATGAACTCTTGAATATTCTCGCAGGTAAACTTGCTGGATTAGCCAACGATATTACCGCTGAACTGGACAAAAACTAGGGTCTCTCCCCTTAGTTCATGCTAAAATAGTCTTATAAATTAACTAAGTTTTTGGATAAGAGGAAAGGGCTGGATATGACCACTCCCGCACCGGTGAATGACAATAACGAGCTTGAGGCACCTGATTTTCGTGAGATCGTCGCAAAGATGACTGAGTTCGCGGGCGCTGCCCAGCGTATCCTGCAGCGAGTCTCGAATGAGTGCTTCGATTCTGAAGGAAAACTTGATACTACGCGCCTGTTGGTGCTGATCCCCTCAGTGCTTGCTGAACTGAAGAAGTAGAGTCGCAGGCTAGCAGATGAAAAAGGGCCGTTGCACCACTTTCGCGCATGAGGTGTAACGTCCCCACCTTTATATGGAGGTGAAAAATGGATCCAACCTCGTCCGCAGCACTCGTCATCTCAGGCATCGTCCTGCTAGCGATTGTTGCCCTGATTTGTGGTGAGGCGATTTTCTCAAACATGAGAGCGCGTGAATTCGGCCGTAAAAATTGGTCGCAGATCGTCGATAACCTGCAGGAACAGTTAGACAACCAGTTAAATACAATTAAAGAGCTTGAGGAAAATAACGGGAGTTTATCCCAAAAAGTTACTGCTTTAGAAGCCTCGGATAAGGCCAGAGACAACGAAATTAACCGTTTAAAAACCCTCGTAGATACACAGAATACACAGTTAGACGCTCAGGGAACTGAGATCGTCAAACTCTCAAACCTACTGAATAAAGCCCTGAAGCATATTAAAGCATTCATTGATTGGAGTGTGGATCGTGTGGGAGAACCTCCGTCGATTGATCCGGAAATTTTGGAGCGGCTCCATGACCTCTGAGAAAGTCCTCCCGTACTCCCGGGAGCACGTTAAACAAGATACTTACTATTATTGCGCCCCTGCGTCTTGCCAGACGGTGATTCTCGGGGCTACTGGCCATATTGTGGCGGAGCATGATCTAGCCGGCGAACTCCGCACTACAGTGAACGGTACAGACGACATTAGCCAGGTTACCCCGGTACTGAATAAGCGGATTCCGGGTAGCCATTACTGCACCGTGCGGATGCCGAACGACCCTCCCACCCCGGAGCAGCGGCGGAAGATGGCAGCTGACTTCCGCACCAGTATTGACCGTGGGAAAGGCGTGGTAGCCAACATTGTGGCGCCCCCGTCTAATTACCCTCATGCGGTAGCCCCATCCACGGTCAGCCCTTACTATTCGGGAGGAACCGTTTATCACTATATTGCGGTTATGGGCTATGCGCCGGGTCGATTCTGGATAGCTGACTCTGGTTTCTACCCGTATGGGTATTGGATTAGCGAGGCACAGTTAGCGTCACTGATCCCGCCTAAGGGCTATTCGGCCTCGATTGGTTAGAGTGTTAAGCCCCCGCCGTTTAAGCGGGGGTTTCCTCTATCCGGGATCGGTTAGCCCTCTTCAGTGGTGTAGTAATCGAACTCCACTTTGTAGCCTTCTACGAGCAATGCTGAGATGACACGGTTCAACCGTGCTGTGTACCTCTCATAAGGGATAGCATCCTCACCATTAGCCCTGTAATAGTAGTAGGCGTTTAGATAGCGGGGTATCTGCACTTTATCTGGTTCACACTCATACCCCATTCGGCTGTTAGCTTCTACGATAACCTCGTATGCCCCTTCTAAGACGTCCTCAATATATTGGTTATCGTCGTCAACAATCGCGCGCATGTAGTCCATGATTTTGGGGCGGGGGGGTGCAGCTTGTTTCATAGCGTTGTGCTGTGCGGGTGTTGACTCCGAATTTGTCTGCAATGTGCTGTGCGGAGCGCCCGTTGTCGAGTTCGACTTCTGCTACTGCGTTGGCCATTGAGTAGTGGTCGTCTTCAGAGAGAGCGGGGGTGAAGTCTAGGGTGGTGATATCGATCCGTAATTACGGCACGCAAGTGGGAAATGAGAAAACAATGCGAACTACACCACAATAAGTAACCCCCCACCGCTAAGGAGTCGAAACGATGAGGGGCATCCCACTGTAGAGAGAATATCCACTTGTAGAAGTACGCCGGCAATGCGCAAGAACATCTGCCACAACTGATCCAAAACAATCCGCCGTACTCCACCAAGTATACCTAAACCACCCAAATTTTTGGCTACATTTTGGCAACACAATAAAAACTACACAGAATGCAACCAAGCAGCCGAATCCAAACGCTGAGCCAACACGCCCAGATCACCACCAAATAAATCAGCGTACACATCCAGAATCATCGCAGCCGACGCATGCCCAAGCATCCGCTAAACCGCCCCCACATCTACACCCGACTGCACAGCGAGACTTGCAGCCGCATGACATAATTCATGTGGAGTAACCCGAGGAATCCCAGACTCCCTTAACGCCATTCCCCACCAGCCGTCACGCGCATTCGGCCTCGGAACATACCCACCCCGCGGCGCCGTCCATATCAACCCACCAGGCTCCACCCCACGCATATGAACCTCCAGTTTCTCGGCAACCATGCCAATCAACGGCACGGAGCGTTCCACATTACTCTTAGGCGTCCCTAAATGAACCTTGCCGTCAAGCCACACCGCGTTCTTATTGATGATGATTCTTCCTCGCAATAGGTCAACATCATCAGTCGTCAACGCGATCGCCTCACCCCACCGCAAACCGCAATAGCCGATCACCAAAACTAGAGTCTCGTACACTCCGCAACACGCTGCGAAAGACCGCAACTACTCACGCACCAAATAAGTCTTAGCCGCCCCCGTCCTCTGCGGCATCGGTACACCCTCAACCGGATTAAAAGAAACCCGCCGATCCCTCACCGCATCCCGAAAAACACTATTCAAAATCTGCCGAGCATACCTCTTCGAAGTCGCCCCCAAAGGCCGCCCACCATTCGTCTCAAGCCCAGCCAACCACTCCGCAACCTCAGTATGCCTCACACCCCCAACAGACCGCCCGACCCAATAAGGTTTAACTTTCGCCTTCCACACATTCCGCAACGACCGCAACGAGGACGGCTTCAAATGCGACTGACGAGCCAACCAAGCATCACCCAACTCACCAACAGTCACATTCCCCCCCAGATGCCTCCACCCACTCACCAGAAAGAACCCCGCTCCACCCACCTAGTCTCCCACACCCTCGCAGCAGACTTAGAAAGAAACCCACACTTACGCGTCCAAGACCCATCCTCCTTCGTATAGGAGACACACCAGCGCGTACCCAACCCCCCCCCCCCCCCCCCCCACCCCCCCCACCCCCCACCCCCCACGCGACAACGAGACGACAACGACGCCCACCCCGCACCCAACAC